AGAGTAATTATGCGTTATACAGCTACCGTAAACTTTGGAATTGGTTCTGAGATTGTACTTTACACTCCTATTGCCTAATTAATTAACTAATCAAGAACCCCTCATTAATTTGAGGGGTATTCTTATAAAAACTATAACAGATATGGCTTGTGATTTAGATACAGGTAGAGTTGAAGCGTGTAAGGAAAGTGTAGGTGGACTACGTAACCTTTACATCGCTAACTTTGATTCTACTTTATACTCAACAGCTACCCTAACAGCAGACGAAATGACTGCTTTAGCTTCAGCTATTACAGTATACAAATTCGAACTTAGAGGTGACAATAACACCTTTGAAGAAACTAACGAAAACTCAAGAGATAACGGTACTTCTTTTTGGACTCAAAATGGTACTTTCTCATTGAAAAAACAGGACTTAGCAACTCAATCTGCTTTAACTCTATTATCTTACGGTAGACCTCACATTATTGTTGAGGATTACAACGGTAACTACAGAATGGCAGGATTTGAAAACGGTTGTGAAGTAACTGTAAACACATCTACAGGTGGTGCTATGGGTGACTTAAGTGGTTACAATGTAACTTTTGAAGGTAAAGAAAGAACTCCTTCTACTTTTGTTGCTTCTGCTATTATGGGAGATGCAGCAGGATTCGATATTAGTACTGATGTAATTAATCCGTAATAATATTATCACTTTAATATAAAGGGGATGGCTTACGCTATCCCTTTTTTTATGCAAAAAGAAAACAAAACAGAAAAAAATCGTTATATTAGTATGACAATACAAAGCACATCTGACCTGCCTGTAATAACAGTTAAGCTTAATGCAAGGATAAGTCCTGCTAATAACTTAAATGCCTATATACAGAACAAAGACACAAGAACAAGTGTTGTAGTTGAAAGTGGTAATATATCTTATTCTACTCAACAAGCAATAGTTACTTTAGAAGATGATGATTTTATTGCAGATATAAATGAAGATACTGCTTTAAGCATTGTGTTCTATATACAATCAGGAGGCTCTACTCACGAGAATAGTGTTCCTGTTTACAGAGATTTAATAACATTTAGAGATTCATTAGATATTGATTCAGACTATACTGAGTCTACTGATGATACTGAATACATATACGGATAATATGTCAGAAAAGAAAGAACAAAACATTAGAGTTATTAATTTAGCTTCTTATCAAACTCCTGTAGTAAAAGAGGAATACAATAAGGAGTGGGTTTCTTATGGAGAGAATAACGATTACTTTCAAGAACTTATAGAAAGATATTTAGGCTCTGCTACTAACTCAAGATGTATAAACGGTATTGTAGATTTATCTTACGGTAGAGGTTTAGAAGCGTTAGACAGGGAGTTTAAGCCAAGAGAGTACTTAGAAATGAAATCATTGATTAATGGCAAACAACTCAAAAGAGCTGTTCACGACTACAAGATGTTAGGTCAATGTGCTTTTCAAGTTGTGTATAACAAAGCTAAAACTAAGATATTAAAAGTATCTCACTTTCCTATGGAGACACTTAGAGCTGAGAAAGCTGATAGCGAAGGAAAGATTGCAGCATACTACTATCACCCTAAATGGGCGAAAATATCTCATAAAGATGAACCTAAAAGAATACCTACATTTGGTAATGGTTCTAAAAAGCAAGTAAACGAGCTTTACATAGTTAAACCTTACAGAAGTGGATTTTATTACTACTCACCTGTAGACTATAATGGTTGTCTACAATATTGTTACTTAGAATCAGAAGTATCAAACTATCATATAAACAACATCAAGAATGGTCTACAACCATCTTTGTTCGTAAACTTTAATAATGGTATTCCTTCTGAGGAAACACAAGCTGCTATTGAGAAAAAGATATACGAAAAATTTGGTGGAAGTACAAACGGAGGCAAAGCTATTATTGCTTTTAATGAGTCTATGGAAACTCAAGCATCTGTTGAAGCTATACACTTACCTGATGCACACGCACAGTATCAATTCTTATCTGATGAAGCAAGAGAGAAGATTATGTTGGGTCACGGTATTGTATCCCCTATCCTTATGGGTATTAAAGACAATACAGGCTTTGGTAATAATGCAGAAGAATTACGTACAGCATCTGTACTTATGGATAACGTTATTATCAGACCTATACAAGATGAGATAGTGTGTGCTATAGATGAAATATTAGCTATAAACGGAATACACTTAGACTTGTATTTCACTACTATTCAGCCTATCGAATTCACAGAGCTTGAAAACATATCTACTAACATTAAAAGAGAGGAAGAAACAGGAGAGAAACTAAGTTCAGTAGAGCTTAGTGACTTTTCTGAAGAGCAAGGTGGAGATATGTTAAATCAATTAAGAGAGCTTGGAGAGAAGATTGATGGTGAATGGGAGCTAATACACTCAGAAGAGCTTAAAGACGATAAAACAAGCCTTAAAATGGCTACAGAGAGCGATGAGAGAACTTGGTTTCAGAAGCTGTTTGGTGTGAAAGCTAATCCTAAGCAGAAATCTATAGAAGATAATCCTGATTACAAAATCAGATACGCTTATACTCCTTCAAGAAAATCACCTAATTCAAGAGACTTCTGTAAGCATATGGAGACATTTACAGATGATAACATAGTGTTTAGAAAAGAAGATATAAATCAAATGTCTTTTAGAGGTGTAAACAAGAAGTTTGGTCATAAAGGACAAAACTATAGTTTGCTAAAATTCAAAGGAGGAAAATACTGTAAACATACTTGGGAGCTTAGAGTGTATAGAAAAAAGGGTGAGCAAGTAAATATAGACAAGGCTTTTGAAGATGGTCTTAAAATGCCTAATAATCCAAGTGAAATATCAGTTAGACCTCACGATATGCCAAATGGTGGAGCGTATCCAAACTAAAATAATAAAAAATGGGAGTTAAAGCATTATTCATAAGTTCAACAGAGTTAAAGAAGAAATCTTTTATAGATGGTTCAGTAGATAGTAACAAACTACTGCAATACATAGAACTTGCTCAAGATATACATATACAAAACTATTTAGGTGGAAGTTTATATAAAAAGATAGAATCTTTAATAGTAGACGGTACTATATCTGATGCAGGTAACTCAATATACAAGGACTTGTTAGATGATTATATCAAGCCTATGCATATATGGTATTCTCAAGCTGTGTACGTGCCTTATAGTTCTTTTCAAATAGATAACGGTGGATTGTTTAAGCATACATCTGAGAACGCAGAAACAGTACAGAGAGATGACTTAGACTACTTAACAAGAAAGTCACTTGCTAACGCTGAGTTTTACGCTAAAAGATTCTTAGACTATATGTGTGAGTATGGTAATGATTTCCCTGAATATTGTACTACATCTTCCGATGAGAATATGAGACCTGATAAAGACATTAACTATGCAGGAGGTTGGTATTTATAATATGAATAAGCAAGGTTTTAAATTTAATAAGGTAAAGGAATCGTCTATAGATAAACTTAAAAAGTATATCGAAATAGATGAAGTAAAAAACAATATAGACAGAATATCTAAATACGGTAAACATAATGACTAAAAACTTTCATACAAGCGAATTTAGATGCAAATGTGGTTGTAACATACCCGAAGTAGATGTATTGGACAACTTAGAAGAGTTGATGAATCAATTACAACGCATTAGAGACTACTTTGGTGTACCTATAACTATTAATAGTGGATATAGATGTGTAAACCATAATGAGTCCGTAGGAGGCGTTAAATGGAGTCAGCATACATTTGGAAAAGCTTGTGATATAGTTGTTGCAGGAATGACTCCTGATGAGGTTGCTGATGAGATAGAGTATATGATTAGATTCTGTGGTTTAGACATTGGTGGCTTGGGTAGATACAATACATTTACTCACATAGATATTAGAAACAATCAGAGTGGTTTAATACAATGGGATAGAAGATGAGCAAGAAACTAAAGAATAACGGAAAAGGAACTGCTGTAGGAAATGCACTTAGGTTTTTGGTTAAGCAAGGTAAAGCTGTGTCTAAACCTTTATTAGAAGCTGTAGGTGGTGTAACAGGTATTGGAGGACTAAAAGAGTTGGGTGCTTTAATATCAGGGGATAAGTATTTAAGTGAATCAGACAAGGAATTACTACTGAAGGAGCTTGAATATGATATGATAGAGATGCAGGAAGTAACTAAGCGTTGGGAAAGCGATAACGCTACTGATAGCTATATGACTCGCAACGTAAGACCTTTAACATTAGGATTCTTAACCGTTAGCTTGTTTATGTATATAATATTAGATTCTTCTATGGAAGGTTTTAAGGTAGATGATGAGTGGATAAGTTTATTAAAAGGTCTAATGATGTTAGCTTATGGTGGCTACTTCGGTGTTAGGTCAGCAGAAAAGATATTTAAAAAATAACAATTAAAAATAATTAAATGGCTAATAATATAGGTTGGGGAGAAGGTAATCAGAACAACACAATAGGTTGGGGTAAAGCAGCTTGTAACAATACAATAGGTTGGGGAATAAGATATTTGGCTAACATAGCTAAATCAGGTTGTGGAGGATTAACACCTTCCTTTGCATTAGACTTTAATACGATAGCAGATGACTTTACATTTACACGTAACTCATTCGCTACACGAGTAAATGAGAACGGACTAATAGAAACAGTTACTAATTTAGGCTCTGAACAAGTAGTAAATGGAGACTTTGAAGAATTAGGTTCTGAATTAATATCTGTTGGAAATTCCAC